GAATCTGACGGCAGAACGAATATTATGCGCCCCCAAAGGCACTTTTTGGGTCGTCGGGCGACCCATAATATGACCCTCCCACCAAGCCAAACTGTTTTTGGGAACCATATTCGGGTTCTGATACTCAGGCAACCAAACATACTTCAACATCTGATTAGCGATAGCCAAACTGATGGTGCGGTCATCATACGGGCTGCCAACCATACGCCCATTGGATTTGCGAACAAAAGTCCGCAACTCCGCAACCGTTTTCACACAAAACAAACCAAGGTCCTGATTCCTGATGGCGGCAGACAACTCGTCAATCATCAACGGTTTAGATGTCGTAGTGGTCCGCCAACCCAACTGCTCGGTCGCCTCAGACCTAATGTTGCCCAGTTTCCGTGTCCGATACAAATTCCTATAACCTACACGCTGCGCAGCCTTGAGAGTAGTCAAGCCGTGGTTGTTGTTCTCAATACCCAACAAGGCGTTGTTGTACCACCAACCCAAATCAGCCAACGCCTCACCAAACAAATCTGGTTCAATATGACCATGCCAATGAGCAACAACCACACCATCCTGCGCATTGATTATGTGCGCCGAACTATAGTCACCATAAGACAAACCTTCGGCAACATCAGCACCAATCACATAAACACCATCAGGCTTAGGTGTACCCCACACCGTCAATTCGCCATCCTCGGACTCAATAAACGAAACAGACCCATCCGCATAATGATGGAAATAGCCACGCATCGGCTCCTGAGGTTCCAGTTCATCCAACAAATCGGTATCAAACACAGGATTGCCAGATTTGATGAACGCTTCGCTGGGGTTGCGTGGATACTCTTGATGCAACTGCCAAGACTGCATGTTGCGTGCCTTGTCCTCGTACCAGTCCTCGCCACGCTCACCGTCCGCATCCCACGAATAAAAAATCCCAGTAAACTTGTTGGCTCCCGTTTGGGAGCCGACCCACAACTGGTGAAAAAAGTTGCCAGAACCATTAGCCGTACTAAGACCCATCACCCGCCCACCGACATCCGCAATAGGCTCAATACTCGCCCACGCTTCCTCTGGGTTGGGCAAAAATGCCCACTCATCCACAAACACCGCATAGACAGATTCACCACGGGCAGGGTCAGACCCAGACGGCAACGACTCAATCGCCGACTCATTATCAAAAGTCATCTTCAACTGATGGTCGGTCGTCTGCTTCGGACCCTTCTCACGCATCCAAAACGGCAAAAACTTGTAACCATACTTAGATTTAGACAACAACTTCATCGCCTCACGCTCAGTGCGTGACAACATAATCACAAAACGGTCCTGAAAAAAATATGTCATCCAAAACGCATAAGCGGCAGCCAAAGTAGAAAACCCAATCTGGCGTGCCTTCAGAACAACCGTATAGCGGTCCGACATCCACACCCTGACGGTTTCCATCTGAGCGTCACGCAACTTGAACAAAATCCGCCCCTTGGACGGATGCTTGATAAACCAGTAGTTCTCACAAAAATATGCGAACCCAGCCAACTGCCCGTCAACGGTATCGTCTGCGCCACGACACAACCGCCACTCTTTTTCGTGCAACAACTCCTGAATGTTCATAATCCCCACGGCTGCCAGCCGTTACCCCCATTATGCTCAACACTATAATCATATATTGCCTTAGCGGCAACCATATTCGTCACAGGATTATACAACTGGCTACAGTTCTCCAAAACACCTTGAGACTGCAACCATCCCTCGGCATAATAGCGTGACGGCTTACACCAAAACATGTTTATCTGAAACAAACCAATACTGCCACCATTCGGGTCCTTGGGATTCATCACCGTCGGGATGCACCTAGATTCCCTGTGCATCACCCTGAGGGCTGTCGGCATTTCGTTTCGGAACCCGACACGGAAAACCGCAGAAGCGTACTCTGGGCAGTGCTGAGGGTAACGCACCTGAGAGTGCGTAGGCATCAACGCCAATACAATAGCCATTAGCAGTTTCATTGTCATGCCTCAATTCTATCCGCCCGCAGGGCGGAATTGTTTATCGGCTGGAAGTGGTGCGACCGAACGCCCTATCCTTGGGGTCCAACCAGCGGATAACTGGCGGAATCAAAGCGGCGACAAAAGCCTTCAGGACATCTCGCCAAGTGAAGTCAATTGTCGCCATAACGGCAACAACTGCCGCCAGTGCCGAACGCAGATACGACTTCAACATAGCCTGCTGCTTTTTGTCCAATTTCATCTTCCCTACTTTCGTGGTCATTTGGCTACTTCGGTGGCAGGTGAAACGAACTCGTCTAGTTCTGCGTCGTAGCGGTCACCGATACCAGCGTACTTCTTGCCTTCTGTCTCAAAGTGGGCATCGTGCCACAATGACACATCGCCATAGCGGTCAGGGTTCGCTTCTATCCACTCAAACGACCCAGCACAAGCAACCTGAGTGACCACGCCATCTACGACTTTGGCAAAGATTCTATTCTCAGACATAATGTGCCTTTCTTATCGTTGGTCGCACATCGTGCATCGTGGGCAGACCCCACACGGCATCGTTGTCGGTTGATGTTCCCACAACATTGTCGTAGTTGTGTGTGAACTCGCTCATACCGAAGTGTGCGTACACGGACTTGATGACGCTCTGCGGCGATGACACGAGTGCGTCGTATGAAACGACGATGCAAAGTTCTGGCACGAAAGAAAGCAGGTGATTCCGTGAACGCTCACAGCGAGCAATAATGCCGCTTCGCAGTTCGTCGGCAGGCTCAAACACGCTGTTCGGATACTTGCCCATGAGTCTGCGAAACGACGCTTCTACTTCATCGGCAGGTCTATCCATCACTATGAATCGTGGCAGGTCTGGTGCGTACTGCATTAACATGTTCAGGTTCTCTGGCGTTCCCCAAGTGAACGACTTGTCAATGACGAGCGATTCTTTGCGGTCTGCGTAGAAGTCACCAATCAGGTTGCCGAGAACACGACGCTTCGCATCGTTGTTTGGGTTGGCATGAAGAGCAATCTGGTTATCCCACAATTCGTGTGTGTGCCACAACAGATTGCACACGGGGCTGGATGACGACACAAACACATCAGGGTTCTGATTCAGCAGGCTTGCCAACAGCGTTGAGCCGCTTCGTGGCATACCAGCGAGATACGCAATCACTTGAATCTCACATAGGCGATGCCTGAATACCCTGCCGCACCGTCTGAACTAATCGTGCTTGCCCTACCCACACCACCGCCACCTGTGTTCGCTGAGCCGTTGCCCGAACCTGCCGTGCCGTTGCCGCCTGAGCCACCACCGCCACCACCACCACCTTTGTAGGTCGTGGTAGCAGACTGACCAAGCCAAGTTGAGATGTCTAGTCCTGCGCCACCGTTGCCGCCGACATTGGATGCACCGTTTGAGCCAACTGCGCCTGCACCACCGCCGCCGCCGCCGCCACCTTCATACGCACCGCTAGAGCCGCCATTACCGCCGTTGTAGCCCTGTGTCTGGATAGCACTTCCACCTGTTCCGTTATTCTTTGCGCCGCCACCCGTGCCACCAAACATCGCTTGATTGAAATACAAGGGTGAAGCACCTGCGCCGCCACCGACAGCAGTTATTTCGTAGGTGCGAGTAGATGAATAGATAGATGACGATTTGCCCGAAGCACCATAAACATCAGATGAACCACTCGTGCCGCCAGCACCGACATCTACCGTGTAATCACCTGCTGCGAGATAGACAGTTTGGCGTACCACACCGCCGCCACCACCGCCACCAGAAGTTCCGTAGTTGCTCTGCGACCTACCGCCAGCACCACCGCCACCGACTAGACAGACATCAAACAGACCTGCTTTGGTGACACTCAGCGTGCCATCATTGATGGCGGTCAGCAGAGTCCACGATGCGCTGTCGGCGGTAATCGTCGTTGATGTTGCGCCTGTACCGCTGAGAGTCGCCACACCGTAATCCATCACAGGAACCTTGTCAGTCGTCTGCGACGACACATAACCCAAATACGAACGACTCATTCCGCTACCTCAACTGTCGGTGAAACAAACACATCATTCTCGACATCGTAGATGTCGCCGATACCAGCGTACTTGCCACGGAAGTTCCCGTTGTACGAAGTCTGCTTCCATTCGCCTGCGATACCTAGCGAAGCGATGAACGCCTGACCGATAGGTTCGCTCTCAGGGAAGTCGGTGTCGCCCAGAACGGCGTTGTTGATGACATTGACTTGCTGAACGATGCCGTTCTCAACCTTTGCGAAGTGTGCCATCAGATGCCTACCAAGTGATGCTTCCGTTGCCCGTAAATGTGTAAACGGTGTATGCGCCAACATTTGGAGTAACTGTCGGGCTACCCGTTGTTGATGCGGCGGGTGTAGTGCTTCGCACGATGACGATGCCCGAGCCGCCGCTGCCTACTGTTGCGTTCGCCGCTGAGATGCGACCACCGCCACCGCCACCCGTGTTCGTGGAACCGTTTGAGCCGACATTGCCACCGCCACCCGTGCCACCTGTTCCCGTTCCTGTGACGAAGCGTGCGCCCGAACCGCCGCCACCGCCACGAGTGGTCGCTGACCCGTTGATGCTTGACGAGACACCAGCACCACCGTTGCCGCCTGTGCTTGTTGCGGCGTTCACGCTTTGACCTGCCGCACCAGCACCGCCGCCACCACCGCACGCTTCGTTACCTGAGCCTGCCGATGATGCTGAGCCACCGTCATAACCCTGACCTGTTATGCCAGAGTTTGCCGCACCCGTAGAACTACCATTGCCGCCTAGACCAGAACCACCACGCCCAATGTTTCCGCCACCGCCACCGACGCTAATGATTGAACCGAAGAATGAGTGACTTCCTTGACCAGAAGTGGAGTTACCGCCCGTGCCGCCGCCGCCGACAGTCACCGTGTAAGCAGTTCCCTTGAGTGCGTAATACTTCGCTTCTGCCGAAGCACCGCCGCCAGAAGTCTCGCCCGAAACATTCGTGCGATAGCCACCAGCACCGCCACCACAACCCACCGCACCGTCGCTTAGACCGCCGCCACCACCAGCAACAACAAGATACTCAACTTCAACGATGTCACCAACAATGTTCTGCGTCGTTAGCGACGACACATACCCAAGTTGACGGCGAGCCGTACCCATCGGCTAAACCTCAGACCGTAATGCGATTGACGAACCCGTGAACAACAACAACATTCGCCGTAGCGGCAAACGCACGCACAACCTTAGCGGTCGCATTACCCTGCAACACCAGTCCAGGGACTACCGTCACAAGACCAGCCTCAGGCAGCACCGTCAACTCAATGAAACCATCAGGGTCAGTAGTTTCACCCCACTGAACCGTCAACTTCACCGACGAACCAGAAGTGTTCACCGCATACAACCAAATCTCATCAACAGTCGTAGAAGTTGAAGAAGCAGTGTGGATTGCGGTCCCAGTTCCACTGGTCGCCGCAACCTTGATACCCAAACCAGTGCCAGTTGAACCAGCAGGCTGAAGGGCGAGTTTGGTAAAAGTTGCCATATCTACTCCTAGGGGGGATTGTTCCTTTTATGAAAATACTGCGTTACAGATTATATTTTGGTCGTCATCCCAAGTGGGCGACAAACTAATCGTCGCCCAACGAACACCAGCAGTCTGCGTAGAATCAGCCAAAAGAACCTGATTATTAGACCCAACCGCAACACGGACAACCGTATCAGCGGCAGAACCAACAATCAAATCACCCTTGGCATCTACAAGGCTATTGGCGACATAAGTTGTTGCCGCAGTAGCCGACTTTAGGTAGCCCTGAGCAACCACATAAGCGGTTGTGGCAATCTGGGTAGTATTTGTATCAACCGCAGCCGTAGGCGCATTGGGTACACCAGTGAAAGTTGGACCAGCCAAATTAGCCTTTAGGTTGGCACGGGTGGTCGTGTAATACAGATTCGTAGCACCCTCTGGTAATTCATCCGAATCAGTAGGAATCAGGTTTGTGATTACGCTTGCGGCAGCAACGAACTCCGCTAGGTCAGCCAACGAAATCTTTTTAGTTGTCGTTGCACTAGTGTCTACGACAGGTAGCACATCCGTTGAGGCGGCTTGCACAGCCGTCAATGCGCTAAGTTGAGAAATCTTTAGGTCAGACATTACCAGCCTCCAAAAGCATAAAAGAGCCGTCCTCTAATAGAATATCGTTCCCCGACTCCAACTCAAGGTTAGAAACCACATAATCAGGGTCAGTCCAATATGCGTATGCCGCATCACTCCAAGTAGTCGCCGTAGGAACAACAGCAGCATAATACTCGTAGGAACCCAACCGAGGCGACAAGTTCTCTGCATACAGCAAATCACCCAAAGTCGGAGCGACAGTCGGATGCAACGCCTTCAGG